AACGAAAAAGGCGGGGGCATGAAAGGAATTGTGTCGGCTACATTCACAGGCATCAAGGACACGATGAACTCACTCATGTCCACAGCGAACACGTTGACAGGTGGAAAACTCGACAGCATCAAGTCATCTTTCTCGACAAAATTGAACGGTGCTCTTTCAACGGTCGGTTCAGTCATGGAGAGCATACGAGCAAAATTCAGCGAAAAGATGGAATCCGCAAAGACAGCGGTCTCAAATGCTATCGACAGAATCAAGGGATTTTTCAATTTTGAGTGGTCATTGCCACATTTGAAAATGCCACATTTTAGTATATCCGGTTCGTTCAGTCTGAACCCTCCATCTGTACCGTCATTCGGTGTTGAATGGTACAAAACAGGAGGAATCATGACAAGTCCGACAGTGTTCGGAATGAATGGAACGAGGCTCATGGTCGGAGGAGAGGCAGGAGCAGAGGCAATTTTGCCACTTGCAGAGTTCTACACAGAATTGAACTCAATGCTTGACCGAAAGCTGAAAGCGATCAATCAGAATGTGAACGCTTTTATCGAGGTTCACAACTATATTGACGGAGACGAAGTGGCAAGCAGAACGACCGAAAAGGTCAGTGATAATCTTGCAATAGCAACAAAAAAACGGAGGTGAGGACATGAAAATTGACAGCATAGACATTCGGTCATTCGATGCAAAACAGTTGACAGTTGATTTCGAGCCTCCACAGACGGGGGTGACGGTGGAGATGTTCGACGGGGCATTGATACCGTCGGAATCCGAAACATACACACCATTGTCCGGACTGACAGTGACAGTCCTGTTCAGAGGAAAAGACAGAGACGAGGTTCAAAAACATGTCAGTGATTTCAATGCAGAGTTGCAGAAAGGTGTTGTCCTTACACTGGACGGGTACAGTCGCCATTTTAAGGCATATATGACGGGGAACTCGTTGAGCAAGACAATAACGAAAACACGGTACACAGCAGAGTTCAAATTCACGGGGTACTGGTTCAGCGACGAAGTGAGTTTGAACTGGCAGGGAGCGTATGAGGCAATATTTGAGGCACAGGGAAACAGGGCGACACCGTGCAGACTGACAATCACAGCAACGGAGTACATTGAGCAGTTAAGAATCAACGGTCTTTCCTGCGGTGAAATTATTATCGACACGATTCCGAGAGGAGCAACCGTCATCATTGACGGAGAAACAGGATTCGCAACGATGGACGGAGAGAACAAGTTCAAGGATGTGTCATTGATGGAATTTCCGTATCTCACAACAGGGCAGGAAAAGGAACATCATCTCATTTTCTCTGACAATAACGCACTTGTCACATTGCAGTATAAACCTATGTGGTTATAGGAGGCGGTCAGATGGATTTGTACAATGATTCACACGAAAAGGTGTGTATTTTATCCGGAATAAAAGAAACGTGCATCACAAGCACTCTCAAGACCGGAGATAAGGAAATCACATTCGAGTTCCGAAAGACAAACAGGTATGCAGCGGACATCAAAGAGGAGGGATATATCAGAACCGACACGGACGAATTTGTTATCAAGCAGGTCGAGCCGAGCGGGGAATGGTACAAATGCACCGGAACATTGAACGTCGAGGAACTGGAGGGCAAACAATATCCGCAGGGATTTGAGACTGTGGAAAAGACGGTCGATGAATGTCTGACAGAGGCAATCGACGGAACTGGATGGAAAGTCATCCGGTGCGATGTTTCCAAAAAGAGAACAATCCGGATAGAACAGAACTGTTCTGCATGGGATGTCGCTCAACAGGCAATCACAACGTATAGATGCGAGATGGTGTTCGATTCTCTGAACAAGGGAATTTCGGTATATGAGAAATACGGAGAGGACAGAGGAGCATATTTCATTGAACGTCTGAATCTCAAGCGGTTGCAGGTACAGTCAAACTCATACGACTTTGCAACAAGGCTCATTCCGATAGGGAAAGATGGATTGATGCTGAATATCGACGGGAAAAATTATGTTGAGAATCACCAGTATTCAAAGAAAGTGAAAACGATGACGTGGAAAGATGAAAGATACACGGATGCGGAATCACTGAAAGAGGATGCGGAGGCGAAACTGGACGAACTTTCCAAACCATACAGGTCGTACACAGCAGAAATCATCAATCTTGTTGAGGCAGTGCAGGACGAGGAGAAAAAAGAACAGTACAAAGAGGTGTTCAGTATAGCACTGGGAGACACGGTGCTGCTGATCTCCAAGTCAACGGGAATCCGTGAGAGCCACAGGATTGTGAAATTCTATGAATACCCGTTGACGAAAGAAAAGAACAAGGTCGAACTGGCAAACACAAGACTGTCATTCGAGGAGGTTCAGAGAACCGAGCAAGAATTGTCATGAGGAGGTGAGAAAATTGGAAATCATTAGACACATCAAAGTGGATTTGTATGGAGACACACAGCATTTTGCAGTTGCAGCGAAACAGATGGATATGGGAACACGGTACATCGGAGTGACGCTCATGGAGGACGGTGTCGTGTATGAGATACCGGACAATGTGGAGGTCATTATCAACATGACCAAACCGGACAAGACACACGTTCACAACGATGGAGAAAAGTCCGGAAATGAGGCTCTCATTCCTCTCACAAGAGGCATGTTGCAGGTTCACGGAACAGCATTATGTGAGGTGCAGTTGTATCAAAATGGTGCATTGCTGACGAGTGCGACGTTTGAGATGGAGATTTTTCCGTCACAGCGGGATGAATCGGAAATCATTCACTCCGGAGAATATACAAGACTGGAGAACACCATTGCAGCAGCGAGAGAGGCTCTGCAAATCGCACAGGACACACAGAACACCATTGATGCAGCAGAGGCGGTCAGACAGGCACAGGAGCGGTTGAGAGAGGCTGCTGAAAAGGCAAGAGAAATCAAAGAGAGCCGGAGAGAGGATGACACCGCAAAGGCGATTGCAAAATGTGTCGAGGCGATGGAGGCAGCAATCGAGCAGACAAAGAAATGTCTGACAGCGACCGAGGAGGCAAACAAAATCATCATCAGTCAGTCCGGTCTTGATGCGATACTGGCAGCAGTCAAAGACTATTATGAACGCATCAGAGAACTTGAGACGGACATCAACATCAATGTGGATGGAGGAACACCAAAATCAACCGACCTCCTGCTTGTCAAGGGAGGAACACCGTTCACGACCGATTATGACAAGTATATCGCAGGAACGTCACACACAATTTGAGAAAGAGGTGAAAAAGAATGGCAACAGCAACAATCACTCTGAAAAAGGGAACGACCGCAGAGTGGACGGAGAGCAAGAGGGTTCTCGATGATGGAGAACTGGGTCTCGAAACCACGACAAGCGGTCACAGAATCATCCGAATCGGTAACGGTTCGACCGAGTTCATGAGCCTCCCTGTCGCATTTGACATCGAGGAGGTCAGAGAAATCAAGACCGGAATGGACAAAGATGCAAAAACGTACTATGACGACATGGTCAAAAAGGGAACGGAGTTGCTTGCAGAAATGAAAGCACTGGCAACGACTGTCGAACTGGAGGACGATGCGACACAAATCAAGTATCGAATGGGTATCTCAAACGGTACGTTGTATTTTGAGGAAATCACAAAGGAGGCAAGTGAATAATGGCAGCAGGTGACAGAATATTCATGGCGAAAGAATCCACGTCGCAGGAGATTCTTTCCAACACAAAGAAAATTATCGAGGACGCAAAAGCAAAACCGAAAAGATACGGAATGAGAATCAACCTCCTCGACAGCAATCCGGCAACCCGTGTCAAATATCTTTATGATGCGGTTGGAATGACACCCGCAGGAATGAATTTCGCAGGAGGCGGGTTCGATTATGGAGACTGGGGAGATATTTGGTTCGTAAAGAAAAACCGTCCGGTCATGGTAAGAACTGACGGAACGGTTGACTATGAACTGAATCATGAAAACCATGCTCTCAAGCTGAACGGAGGAGCATCGGACATCACAAAAACATCATACGGTGGAAATGCAATGTCCGAGATTCCTCTGATTTGGGTCAAGAGATGGACACAGAACAATTATCATTTTGTTGTGTTCTGTGAGGAGCAGTACGATGACACATACAAAGCATACGCACACACCGACGCAGACGGAAATGTCCTGCCCGTGACATATTTCCCGATGTACGAGGGTTCGGTTGTCAACAGCAGGATGCGTTCGCTCTCCGGTCTCACACCGACAGCGTCCATGACAGACGAGCAGGAGACGACCGCAGCAAAGCAGAACGGTGACAGATGGGATAAACAGTCATTTTCTGAAATCAACCTCATGTATGAAATGTGTACGATGATTACATGCAGCACCAACTCACAGGGCAAGTTTGGAAATGGAAACAGTCAGTCCGACAATTTCTTGCAGACCGGAACACTCAACGGAAAAGGACAGTTTTTCGGTTATACATCGACCACACAGGCAGTCAAAGTATTTTACTGCGAGAATTTCTTTGCGAACTACTGGAAACGTTTGAGAGGTCTGTTGCTTATCAACGGAGTTTATCATGTGAAAGCAGTTCCTCCGTACAACTCAACAGGTGCGGGGTACACAAACACAGGACTGACACCGTCCGGAACATCCGGAGGCTACTGTTCAAGAATGGAAATGGCATCCGACATCGGAAGAATCCCGACCGTTGCATCCGGAAGTGAGACCACATACGAATGTGATGGGTTATGGTTTAACAATACGATCGTTGCAGTTGCCCTGTTCGGTGGCGCCCGTGGCTACGGGTCGAAGTGCGGTTTGTCGTGCTGGTATGTGAGCGCCCCTGCGCCGGACGTGGGCACGCACATCGTGGCGAGCCTTTCTTGTAAACCGCCTGTTGCTGCTGCGTAAGCAGCGAGGGGGAACGGGGGAGATACTCCCCCGCAATAAAAAGGGAGGTTCGGAGGGTTTACCCTCCGAGGTGTCCGGTATGACAAGGATTTTCCACGATGATGGAAACGGGAGGCACATCCGACACAAACAGAAAAAATTGTGATAGAATCTCCGACATGACAAAAAGATGACCTTGACATGACAGGGGAATCGGTGTGCGTCCTTGCCCTGTTCGGTGGCAACCGTGGCAACGGGTCGAAGTGCGGTTTGTCGTACTGGAATGTGAACAACCCTGCGACGAACGTGAACACGAACATCGTGGCGAGCCAATCTTATCAAATTATGGAGCATTTAACCAAAAGCACACCTTTTTCCTACACCGCAGGGTGTTGAAATACACCTAACCAGTGGAAATGATACCGATGCAGGCAGGGTCGAGTAAGAATATCAGAAAGACCTTGAGGTGATAAGAAAGATGGGAAAGAAATCCGTCAATAACCTGTACAAGCCTATGTTAGAACATAGCAATGTTGAGCAAAAATTTCATAAAGCAGCAAAGGGCAAAACAGAACGTCCGGACGTTGCGGTGATATTAGAGCCGACCAACATTCAGAGACATGTCAAGAACGTCGTCGAGCAACTTGAGAACACTGCACCGGAGGGGTACGACGTACCGCATCCGGAAAAGGCATGGAAACCATCAAGACACGGGAAAGTTTGCATCAACGAGGGAACGAGCAGAAAAGTGAGAATGATTGAGAAACCTCGATACAATTATGAGCAGGTGATTCACCACATTGTCGTCTCTGCGTGTTATGACATTTTCATGAAAGGGATGTATGAGTTCTCGTGCGGGAGCGTTCCGAACAGGGGTGCTCATTATGGGAAAAAGTACATCGAGAGGTGGATTCAGCGAGACAAAAAGAACTGCAAATATGTTCTCAAGATGGATATTCGACACTTTTTCGAGAGTGTTGACCATGATGTCTTGAAAGCGTGGCTCAAGAAGAAAATCAGAGACGAGAGAATGTTGTACATCCTCGAACTGATAATTGACGGTCGGGTTGCCTTTAGGGTTTTACACATCGCAGTGGTTGTCAAATTTCATGTTGCAGCCTCTCGACCATTTCATCAAAGAACAGTTGAAAGCGGTGCATTATATCCGGTATATGGATGATATGGTGGTGTTCGGAAAGAACAAAAAGGAACTCCACAGGATGCAGCAGGAGATTGAGAGATTCTTGAGAGAAAAGTTCAACTTGCAGATGAAAGGAAACTGGCAGGTGTTCCGGTTCGATTACACAGAGAAAAAGACCGGAAAGAGAAAAGGGAGACCACTCGATTTCATGGGATTCCAGTTCTATCACGACAAGACGATTCTGCGGGAAAGCATCATGTTGAGTTGCACACGGAAAGTCAACCGTGTCGCAAAGAAAGAGAAAATCACATGGTACGATGCGACCGCAATTCTGTCATACATGGGTTACTTGAGCAATACAGACACATACGACATGTACCTGCAAAGGGTCAAGCCTTATGTGAATGTTAAGAAATTAAAGAAAATAGTTAGCAAACATTCAAAGAGAAAGGAGCGAGAAAAACATGAAAGAATGGAGAGAAGTGTTCGGAACGGAGGCAGAACAGCCGGAGGAGTTCGACACAACAGCATCACCGACAACGGTATATCAGAGACGCAATATCAAGAAAGCAACGAAAGAGGATGCAGACGGAAAGAAAATCACCGGATGGCAGCGAGAGGAGCGTGAGATGTCACGGGAGGAATATGACAGATTGACGCTCATGCAGGAGGTTGTTGCATCCAACACAACAGGAATCGTTGAATCCGTGACACAGTTTCAGAAAGATGCAGTCATCGACGAATACACACAACAGTTGATTGAGGAGGGGTTGATTTAATATGAAAATACTTGTCGAAAGTCTGAAAAGAATGTACAAGAAAGGCACTCTCACCAAGGAACAGATCGCAGAGCGTGTCACAAAAGGAAGTATTTCAGCGGAGGAATATGAATACATCACGGGAGAAAAATATTCCGGTGGTGAAGTAAAATGACACCGCTTGAAATAATATCACGGTTGTGCGAGATAACGGAGGAGTTGTCCGGAATCGTGAAAAAGCAGCAAGAAATGATTGAACGCTCAAAAGTGGAGGAGGGGGTCAAAGAGGAACTCCGGAACATGGTCAATGAGGCAGACGGGAAACTGGATGTCCTTGAGTACCACATGAGACGATACTGCGACACCGACGACGTGGGAGCGTTCGGAAAGGAGCAGCCGAGTGACGATTGAACTCTCATTGTTGTTGAGCGGGATTTCCGTCGCATTTGCAATCTTTTTCGGGATTTCCAATAAAAAGCGGAATGACAAAAAGGATGCAGAGCAGGAGACGGAGGAACGTGCGACAGCGAACACACTCATGATGACAAAACTGGAGAACATTGCCGACGATGTCAAAGACATCAAACGTGACTACAAAGAGACACGGGCAGAGGTGCAGGATTTACACGACAGGGTTCTCATAGTTGAGCAGTCATTGAAATCGTATCACAAGAGACTGGACGGGATGAATTTGAACATTAAGACCGACCAATAACAGGAGGGCGGGAACAGGCAAGAATCAACCACATAAAGGAGGCAACAAGTGAACAAAAGCAGGATGACGAACGCAGAGCGTCGCATGTATTTCCGGCATAAAAGAAAATTGTACCGGATAGAACAGCGGGCAGCAAAGCGGAAAAACAAAGTCTCCGGTCAGTTCATGAATCGTGTTGTTATCTGTATGATTCTTGCAGCATTTATCTACACAGTTGTGGCGATTATAGTGTTTGTGAGAGTGGGTGCTGAACCATCAACATTGACAGAGAATGTATTTCGATTCCTGTCAGTGGAGGGCGGTGCGATGGCACTCATTAAGTCAGTAAAGACGGTTACAAAGAAAGATACAGGAAAACAGCACGAGAACGAACCGGATGACATCAATGCAGACAATAATGAGGAGGTGCAGGGATGAAATTCATCGTTGAAAATTGGTTTGTTATCGTGGCAATAGCAGCAGTGGGAGGCTCTATCGGGTACGCAATTTATTCTTTTGTGAAAATGCCATCTGATAAGCAGTTGAACAAGGTCAGAGAGTGGCTCTTGTATGCGGTGACAAAAGCAGAAAAGGAACTGGGAGAAGGAACAGGAAAACTCAAACTCCGGTATGTGTACGACATGTTTGTGGCAAGGTTTGAGTGGCTTGCAAAGGTCATCACATTCGACATGTTCAGCATGATGGTGGACGAGGCTCTTGAGCAAATGAGAACGATGCTTGACAGCAATGAGGCGGTGCAGAAACTCATTGCGAACGAGGCAGGTGAGGGCAGTGAGTGAAATTGAGATTTTCATGTCACAGCACTGGAGCACGATGGTGACGGTGTACATCATCGGGGCAGCAGTTACATTCGTTTTGACGTTTGTTATTTTTTGGATGCTTGAAAGGCAGTCCGAAAAAGAGGAGCGGGAAAAAGAGTTGTTTCCGGAATACTACGAGGAACAGGAAACGAAACAGGACAGAATCATGGTCAAACTGACATTTTTCATTTTGTCGGTATTGGTGGCGGTGATATGGATAGGAGTTCCGTTCATACTGGCTTTTATATTCATTATGTCAGTGATAGATGATTCCGGAGATAAGAAACAAAAGGAGGAAAAGAAATGATTTCAAATTGCGGACACGACGAGAGAGGAAAATATTCCGGAGGAAAAGCCGGAGATCAGACGGGAACAGAGTGGCAGGTTATAAACTGGTATAACAGACCGTGGAAATGCGTTCTCCGTCATCCGGATGCAGCAACGAGAAAACTCATTGCACAGATGGCAAAGGCAGCAGCAGTCAACAATATGGTCGGATATTGTCAGTCGCACAGGGGAACATTTTGGACGAACCTTGCGGATTCAAATTTCGACCCTGCTCAAATCACAGTTCCGTGCGAGGCTGACTGTTCGTCCGGTGTTGCTGCAATCGTAAAAGGTGCAGGATATAGACTGAAAAATGAGAAACTGAAAAATGTGAGCACTGCATGTTATACCGGAAACCTGCGGGCAGCACTCAAGGCAGCAGGATTCGAGGTGCTGACAGATAAAAAATATCTGACATCAGATGCGTATTTGCTTGAGGGCGACATTCTGTTGAACGATGGTGCTCATGTGGCGACGAACCTCACCAATGGAGCAAAGACATCCGGAGGAGGTGCATCGCAGACAGTTCCAATCAATAGCAACGTGAAACTGGAGACCGCAAAAGGGTTCAACAAGAGCCTTGCAGGAACGTACAAGGTAACGGGAGCAGGAGCGTTGAATCTACGGTCGGGAGCAGGAACAGGAAAAGACAAGAAAGTCTTGACGACAATGCAGAGCGGAGAGACGTGTCAGTGTTATGGATATTACACGGATGTGTCCGGAGTGAAGTGGTTGTATGTAGCATATAAAAACGTGGTGGGATTTGCGTCGAGCAAATATCTCAAAAAGTAGCAGAGGAGGGCGAAAACATGTTATACTATTTAGGCAAAGGAACGGAGTTCAAAAAAGAGGACTGCAAGGAATACAAGACAATCGAGGGAGCGTTGAAAGCAGCAGCAAAAAACGAGGAACTGGTTGTGTGGGATGAAAACGGAAACGTCATCGGCTCACTCACGGACAATGTTCCGGAGGGAGCACTGGAGACAAATCCCGACGGTAGCGTGAACACCTACAATGCAGACGGGAACAAGGTCGGCACGATGACCGCAGAGGAACTCAAAGCAGCAACAACCCTCACCGATGAAAAGGATGCAGAGGGACAGCAGGGCAACGCAGGAGCGTCCACAGACGACGAAAACGGAGACACTGGAGGAAATACACCAGTAGAACCGGAAAACGGGCAGAATGGGGCAAATAGCGAGCAGGAGAACGGACAGCAAACCTCCGGCGATGGAGACGATGCAACAGGGCAGGAGACATCCGGAGACGATGAAAGAAAAACAGAGGAACAGGTGTCCGATTCTGACACAATCTATCCGGAAAAGACCACAAGAGCGATCGTTGATTGTGATGGTGCTCTGAATCTCCGTCGTTCTGCATCATGGGGCAATGAAAGCATCTGCGGACGTGCAGTGAGAGGACAGTCGTATTATATCAAGGCAATTCACACAGTAGAGGGAAAGAAAATGCTTGAGACTATCGACGGAATTTTCCTGTCCGGTCAGCCGGAGCATGTTCGCATCATTGAGGTGTAAGTTCCGGACGGGTGTGTTATAATAAAACAACGGGAGAACTCTCCGAGGAGTTTGAGTAACACACGGGTAACTGACAAAATCCTTGAAAAGCCTTATTTTTCAAGGGTCGGAATTATGCAAGAGATAATTCAAGAGAATTTACAGACCCCGGAAATGCTTATTTTCCGGGGTTTTTTCAATAGTTCAATTCCCCTACCTGCCCTTGCATATCGGTGTCTATAACACTTATATGACACATATATGACACAATATGGTGTTTTGCACAAAGCTGTGTCTTCCGTAACACATTTCAAACAGGCTGAAAAGCTGATAAAATCAGGGGTTTCAGCGTTACGGAAGATATAAAAAAGGAAGGTGTTTCAACCTTCCTTTGATAATTTCCACATATACCTTAATTCATTCACAGAATTGAATTTCCAAACCTTGCCATCCTTAAAGGTGATACTGTGTCTTTCAACCACTGCAATATCTTTGAAGTAGCATTTGGGGACTTGCCATCTTAACAGCTGTTCATAAGTCTTGGAATCTAAAATTTTATTGTGTCACATAAATATGATATCATTATTTTAGGGGCTGTTCAAGAACATATTTCTTGATATAATATAAAGAAATGTGTATCAAAATTTAATTTTTATATATTTGATGGGGTGTGTATTATGGAAATAAAAGGATTAGATTTATCACCTACAGTTTCAATGCTAGATGGAATTCAGGAATCTTTGCAAGCAAATCAAAATGCAATGATTGCAAGTATGCGGTTGGCAAATCAGGCAAAGGAAGAGGAAAGGCAAGCTAATATAGAAACAGCAAGAAACACTGCTGAAATGAAGGATGATTTGAAAACTGTTATACATAATCAGAATGATTACATTGCTATGCTGAAAGAACAGAATGAATATATTAAGCAGGTGCTGAACAATATGTTTGGTTCAGCAGAAGATTCTATTATTGTTCAGAAGGAAATATTGAAGATAATGCAGGAATCAAAGCCGACTGATGGGATGGCAGCTGACAAGGGGCTTGATGTGATAATTCAGTTGGTGTTCAATGCAATTCAGATATATTTGAAATCTAAGGGTATAATGCTTTGAATAAATAATATAGGATAACTTTATAGCGTTGAACATTACACTTACATGACACAAAAGGTCATAAAAGCCTTATTTATCAATACTGTAAATTATCAAAGAGATAATATTTACAATCCAAAGCGTCTTATGGTGTTTCAGAAAAGTATGTTACACCTCGGAATTTCGGTTCCGAGGTGTTTTTTTAATAAATTATGATAGAATATATAAAAATAGTTAAGTATTAAGTAGAATTGAAAAGATATTTTTGTATTAATTAGAATGGAGAGATGATTATATGACAACGGTAAGCACAAAGAGTGGTAGAATTATAAAAGTTGTATCCAGAGAAGAAGAGAAAAGTACATTGGCAGAATCAGATACTGAAATGGACGAAAGAGCGGTTGAAGCTGTTAAGGCAGCGATAAAAAAGGCTAAGATTTGTAAGAAACCTATTGCGGGTTATGATAAAGAAAAAAAGCGAGCTTATGTAGAGTATGCAAATGGGGAAAGAAAGTATGCAGAATAGAAAACCAATGATTCTTGTATTAGCTGGACCAAATGGATCGGGAAAAAGTACAATAACAACTTTTTTTGATAAAGTTGGTAAATATACTAATTAATATTGCCAGAATAGAATCTCGTGTGGCAGCAGGTGGACATAATGTTGTTGGCAAAAACATTAGGGCATTGAGTAGTTCGTATCCCCACTTTGAAAGCCCCACATATTAGAATGGATAGGTTTGAAAACCGTGTATTGAGAAGAAATATCATTGTAGCAAAACAAAATTGACGAATACCCCACATGGGTATATATTGAAGATGTTTTCAGAAATCCATTTTTATTAAAATATGTTTCCACAATGGATTTGTAATTGCAAATCAGGAAAAGGTGAATGCTATGATAAAAACAACATTAAAAATCGACGGCATGATGTGCGGTATGTGTGAGTCCCATATGAATGATCTGATCCGCAAAAATTTTCAGGTAAAAAAGGTAACATCCTCTGCGAAAGACGGAGAAACAGTGATTATCAGTGATAATGAGATCGATATTCCGTGGGCAAAAAAAGAGATCAAAGAGATTGGTTACGAACTCGTTTCCTACAAGAGTGAACCTTATGAGAAAAAAGGATTTTTCCATTTTGGAAAATTATAAGAATATATGGAAGAATCAGGAAAAATGCGCAGGTGTTGTCAGGACATCTGCGCATTGTGACATTACGAAAGTTATGCTACAATGAGCGTGGAAAAATAAAAAAAGGAAAGAGAAATTTATGATAAAAGCAGAAAAATTATCGTATTCCTTCCCGCAGAAGGACTTATATAACAAAATATCATTTACGTTGGAAGATGATGTACACTGCGCATTTATCGGAACAAACGGAACCGGAAAAAGTACGTTGGTGGATATGATCCTGCACCCGGACAATTACTTATACGATGGCAGACTGATCGTGGATGTTCCGGGCAGAATCGGTTATGTCAGTCAGTTTTATTCACTGGATGAGGAAAAAGAAGTCACAGTTTTTGAATATCTGAGTGAGGAGTTTGTGCGCCTGCAAAATGAGATCAACACAATCTGCGATGAGATGGCAACGGCAGATGAGCTGGACGAGCTGATGGAGCGTTATCAGAATGTCATGGATCAGTTTCAGGCGATCGATGGGGACTTTTATGAGAGCAATATCCGTAAACAGTTAAAAATTGCAAATCTGAAAGACTATGAAAATCATCTTTTGACAAACCTCAGCGGAGGAGAATTTAAGCTGATCCAGGTGATCCGCGAGATGATGATCAGTCCGAAATTTATTATCATGGACGAGCCGGATGTGTTCCTTGATTTTGAACATTTGAATGCACTGAAAAACCTGATCAATTCCCACAAGGGAACTTTGCTAGTCATCACACATAACCGTTATCTTTTGAATCACTGTTTCAACAAAATTCTTCATTTGGAGAATGCAGAGCTTCAGGAGTTTGACGGCACATATGTGGATTACAATTTTGCATTGTTGGAGATGAAAATCGAGCAGCAGGAACTTGCGGCAGCAGATATGGAAGAGATCGAGCGCAATCGCAAAATTGTGGAACGTCTGCGGAATGAGGCGACAAAGGTGGACAGTGCGACAAAGGGAAGAAGTCTAAAAGCGAGAGTCTCTCTATTGGAGCGTCTCGAAGCGCGGAAAACAAAATCACCGTTTGTGGATATCAAGCAGCCTCAGATTGAACTGCACACCAGTGTAAAATCATCGGATGATGTGCAGGGAGATGTTTCTGGACAGACAGATACGGATGTGACCATCAGTGAAGAAAGAACGGAACAGAATCATGAAAAAGTGATTCTGGAAGTGGAAAATTACAGTATTGCATTCGACCGGCAGATTATGGAGGAAGTGACCTTCTCCATGGAGGCTGGCGGGAAAGTGGCAATCGTCGGACCAAACGGAACCGGAAAGACAACCATTTTGCGTGATATTTATAAAAACAATAATCCAGCCATTAAGCTTGCCCCAGACCTTAAAATTGCCTATCTTTCCCAGATGCATGGGGAAGTTTTTAACGAGAAAGAGACGGTTTT